GGTCACGGCTGCCCATACCGCGCTGCTGGCGGTCGGCATCCTCGTCCGCTGATCAAACCCTCAAAGGAGGCATTCCCATGACCACCATGGATATCTTCGAAGGCGATGCCTTCACCATCATCGAACTTACTCGTGCTCTGGAAAACATCCCCTTCAAGCCCGCGATCCTGTCGGGCGCCAGCCTCTTCTCGCCGCGCGGCGTGCGCTCGCGCACCGTCGTGATCGAGAGCCGGGACGGCACGCTGTCGCTGATCCCGTTCTCTGAACGTGGCTCGGCGGCCGAGCAACAGGTGCCCGAGCGCCGCGACATGCGCGCCTTCGTCTGCCGCCAGTTCAAGAAGCAGGACGTGCTCTGGGCCTCGGAAATTCAGGGCATTCGCGACTTCGGCTCGGAAAGTGCGACCCAGCAGGTGCAAAGCGAGGTCGCCCGCAAGCTTGCCCGTTTGCGCCAGGATGCGGAGGCGACGTTCGAATATCACCTGCTGAACGGCATTCAGGGCATCGTGAAGGATCCCAAGGACAGCGCCACGGTGATCAACTACTTCACCGAGTTCGCCATCACGCCCGCCACCGAGATCGACTTCGATCTGGACAACGCGACCCCGGGCTCAGGCGCGCTGCGCAAACGCTGTCAGGCGCTGATCGAAAGCGTCGAAGATAGCATGGGCGGGCTCGCGGCCGGGGCCGTGCAGGTCCGCGCCGAATGCGGCTCGGCCTTTTTCGCTGATCTCATCGCCCACAAGGAGGTGCGCGAGACCTATCTCAACACGGCCGCCGCTGCCGATCTGCGCGGCCGGGTTGCCGACGAGGTCAGCTTTGGCGGTATTACCTTCCGTCGCTACCGAGGTGGGGCGGGCTTCGGTGTGCAGACCGACAAGGCCTACTTCTATCCCGAAGGAGTGGAGGGCCTCTTCGAGATCTACCATGCGCCCGCCGACACCTTCGAGACGGTCAATACTCTGGGACTGCCGCTCTACGCTCGCACGATCCCAGATCGGGACCGCGACGAATGGGTTCGGCTCGAGATCGAGAGCAACCCGCTGCCGATCTGCACTCGCCCACAAGTGCTGCGCAGCGCCCGGCGGACGTGATGTCTGCCTTTGCGGCCGCCGTCGACTTGCTCTTCGCCGACCCGAACATCGGGCGAGAGGCGATCTACACCTCCGATGGGGGCGCACCGATGCTGGTGCGCGTCGTCTCCCGGCAGGCCGATGCCATTTCCGACTTCGGCGATGCCCGGCTCTGGTCGGAAACGACCCGGATCGACCTGCGTGTCGTTGAGGTTCCGGCCCCGCGTCCGGGCGACCGCTTGGAAATGGACGGCGAGGCCTTCCTCATTCAGGGCGAACCCGTCCGCGACCACGAGCGGCTGGTCTGGACCGTCGATCTGAGGCCCGCGTGAAGCTCAAGCTCGACATCGATCCCGACATCGTGGCCATGATGGCAGCCGAGGTCGCGGCGGGCGAACGCGCGGTGACGGCCGCCATGCGCGAGGCCGGGACCGGGCTGAAGACGGCGTGGCGCACGCAGATCACTGGCGCAGGGCTCGGGCGGCGGCTTGCCAACTCGATCCGCAACCAGAACTTCCCGAGGTCGGGCGAGAGCCTGGATGCCGCTGCGCTGGTCTGGTCCAAGGCCCGGGTCATCATTGGAGCGCATGACACCGGGCCGCTGATCCGCTCGAAGGACGGGTTCTGGCTGGCGATCCCGCTGCCCGCCGCAGGAAAATCCACGCGCGGTGGCCGGATCACCCCCGGCGAATGGGAGCGACGACGCGGACTACGTCTGCGGTTCGTCTATCGTCGAACAGGCCCGAGCCTGCTGGTGGCCGAGGGACGGCTGAATACGAAGGGTCAGGCGGTGGTCTCCCGATCAAAGACTGGGCGCGGAAAGGTCACCGCGCCGATATTCCTGCTGGTACCGCAGGTAAAGTTGCCGAAGCGGCTGGACCTAGCGCGGGACGCTGAGCGGGCGCTGGACAGCGTGCCGGGGCTGATCGTGGCGAAATGGGTCGAACAACAAATTGGATAGCCATCTTCGAGCGGAAATACCCTACAAGTGGGTGAACGAAAAATCGTTTGTGGATTACTTCTGAATGAGCATCTAAACAATGACACCGTTCTGCTCAAAATGACGCTTCAAGTTGTAAATTCTCTCTACGTAGATAATAAATTGACCAAGATTAGCCAGTATGACGCCCTTGTCCAAATCTGGGATTATCTGAGGATGCCCAACCGCATTCCGTGTATGGCGATAAAAATTGAATGCTCCATCAAGGAGCTGAGTAAGGTCTTGAGCGAGAATTTGATCGACAGGTTTGCTCTTGCAGCCGTTGTAGGACGCCTTGAATTCGTCGTACTTCTTAGAGATCATCCTTTGATTTACACGCGAAAAGAAACTGTTTCTATTCCCTTCGTCGATGATTGAATTCCCGTATGCTTCAATAAGGAGAAGAATAGCTTTTTCGCTAGCAGCCCCCAGCATAAAAGCAGATCCAGCGGGGCTGTCGGCCTTATAACACCTCAGCGCTTCTTGGAAGAACCACAAGACGACATCGTCGCAGTCTGGAACACGTTCCCGGAGAGTTTGTGGGAACTTTTCGATTTCAGCTGGAAGAAGCGCAACAGGCCCACCTGAACCCTTTTCAATGCTTTCCTTAAGCTGTTCGAGCCAAACCTTTAAATCCGTTGCCTTGCCTTCGACGTGCAGTTTTCCTGTATTGTAGACGTTTATTGACGCTGCAAGAGCTCCAGATTTGACTGTGAACTTGTTAGCGTGTTGGATCTCTGCTTCTTGAAAATCTAACTTATGTGCGGCGAGCGCACTTCGTACCGTTTCACAGACTTTTTCATCGCCGCTGCTCATTAAAACCTCGTCCCAAACCAATTCTTTGGCGAGGGTAGAATGAGCGCAGCTTGTCGGCAACCCAAAGATGTCACTGCTAAGATCGAAAAGTATGCCCACCATCCGCGAAGCCATCCTCGCCGCGTTGCACGCGCGGCTTTCGGCGCTGCCCGCCACCGCACTGCGCGGTGATGTGTTGCCCGAGCGCGTGCCCGCCGCTGGCCTGCTGATCCTCCGGGATGGCGAGCCGGGAGATCCGGAGGCGACGCTGTCACCACTGCGCTACCACTACCAGCACCGCGCCGAGATCGAGGCGGTGGTCCAAGGCGCGGCGCGTGACGCTGCGTTCGATACCCTGACCACCAGCATCGGTGCGGCAATTGCTGGCGACCGCACTCTGGGCGGCCTCTGCGACTGGGTCGAGGCGGAAGCACCGCGCCCGGTCGATCTGCCCGTTGAGGGCGCGGCCAGCCTGAAGGCGGCCGTGATCCCGGTGGTGCTGCATTATTCAACGGCCGATTCGCTCGGCTGACCCTGACAATTCAAGGAGAATACGATGGCACGAGCCCAAGGGGCGCGGGCGCAGATGGCGCTTGCGTTCGAGACGACCTATGGAACGCCGCCCTTGGGCGGCTTCACCAAGATGCCCTTCGCCAGCACCTCGCTGGGGGCGGAGCAGCCGCTGCTGAACTCGGAACTTCTGGGCTATGGCCGCGATCCGCTGGCGCCGATCAAGGACGCGGTGACGGCGGACGGCGATGTCGTCGTGCCGCTCGACGCCGAGGCCTTTGGGTTCTGGCTGAAAGCTGCCTTTGGCGACCCAACCACGACAGGCACCGGTCCCTGGACCCACGAGTTTCAGTCGGGATCATGGACGCTGCCCAGCATGTCCATCGAGACCGGCATGCCCGAGGTGCCGCGCTACGCGATGTATTCCGGATGCGTTCTCGACCAGATCAACTGGCAAATGCAGCGCTCAGGGCTGTTGACTGCGACGGCCCGGCTGGTCGCGCAGGGCGAGACCGTGGGCACGACGACCAGCGCAGGGACGCCTGCGGCCCTCGAATTGCAGCGCTTCGGCCATTTCAACGGAGCCATCACCCGTAACGGCTCTGCCCTCGGCAACGTGGTTTCGGCCGACATCACCCATGCCAACAACCTCGACCGGATCGAGACCATCCGTTCGGATGGGCGCATCGACGGGGCCGATCCCTCTATCGCCGCACTCACCGGCTCCATTGAGGTACGCTTTGCCGACCAGACGCTGGTGACACAGGCCATCAATGGCGATCCCTGCGAGCTCGAGTTTGCCTATGTGCTGCCCTCTGGCGAGAGCTTCACTTTCACCGTGCACGCCGTCTATCTGCCGCGCCCCCGGATCGAGATCTCCGGGCCGCAGGGCGTGCAAGCTACCTTTGACTGGCAGGCCGCGCGTGACAGCACGGTCGGCCGGATGTGCACCGCAACCCTGATCAACGACATCGAGGTATATTGATGCTGACGCTCGACCTGACGAACCAGCCGCGCTGGCATGATCTCGCACCTGGTGTGCGGGCAGAGCTCCGTCCGCTGACCACAGCGTTGATGGTCGCGACGCGCAGCGATCCAGCCGTCGAGGCGGTCCCGGTAGAGGCTTCCGACGAGGAACGCGCTGTAGCCTTTGCCAAGGCGCTGGCGCGTCGGGCAGTTCTCGCTTGGGAAGGCATCGGTGACGCAGACGGCAATCCCATCGACCCCAGTCCCGAGGCCGTCGATGCGCTTCTCGATATCTGGCCGATCTTCGAGGCATTCCAATTGACCTACGTTTCCAAAGGTCTGCTGCTGGAACAGGAAAAAAACGTCTCCGCGCTCTCGCCGAATGGTCCTTCGGCGGGGGCGAGCGCTACTGTGAAGCGTGCCAAGCGACCTGCGAAACCTGCCCGGCGCGGCTAAACCGACCCACCACCTTTGAAGGCTGGCAGGTCTGGGACCTCGTTGGCCGTCTTGGTGGCCAGCTCCGCGTGCTGCCCGGCGCGGTGATCGGCTGGGATCTGAACGCCGCGATCGCCCTCGGTGACGCGCTTGGCATCCCACCCCAGGCAACGGCCGAAC